ACGCTTCCACGCATCTTTATCTCCATTCATGCATTTAACCCAAAGCTCATGTCCTTCGTGTTCGTGTTTCTTACCAAGATTGAGTCGCTGTGCTACATAATCCAGCTTGTTACTAGGAAACCTAAAGTTGCTACGAACAACACGCAATAGGTCAATTTGTTTATAAGGCGATGGTGGATTAAAACTATGTAGTAAGAATTCCTTGTTAAGAGTAGGAATATCGAACTTAGTACCATTGTAGTGAACAACAGCGTCTGCATCGTTGAGAAGCCCATGAATTCCTTTCAGCATTGCTTTTGGTTTAGATTGATGAACAGAATCAAATACAACTTCTTTATCGCCTAACCACTTTGCTGCATAGCACAAGACATAAGAAGATTCCATTAATTGATTGATGCTGACGTTTTGCTGCCACAGACCCCAAACATGGGCTGTGTTAGGACTTGACTCAATATCAAGCAATAGGATTTTCATGCCCAATCCTGTTCTTTGTCCTGCTTATTGAAATCAAACTCAGGTTCAATAAAGTCTTGTTGTAAGAACTCCGCCCAAGCCTCTTTAGATATCATGTGTGTGTCAGCACGATCATAAAAGGTTGTATTGTCGCCAATAAACTTAACACGATCAACAATGTTGTATCCGTACTGTGATGAGACAACATCCGCACACATTAACATAATCTCCATCCACTGAGGAGATTCGTCAAAGTTACGAGTACGGATGATGCAATCCTCATTATCCATAATCTCAATTTTTACGTGTAACATTTTTAGTTCCTTTCTTAGGTTTAAACTGCTCTTCAAACTTGTCAATTGAATTACGCAACAACTGATTAAAACCAAACTCAATCATAAAGCAACGCTCGTCTTCGGTCATGTCTATCTGAAGTTCAGCGCCTCCGTCTTCACGCTCTTTCATCTCTAATACTTTCATCATTTCCTCGCTATCAAATCAAAGAATACTTCTGCATCTAAAACAACTAAAGGCTTCTTACCGTTTTGCTTGACAACAGCAATCGGTTCATGATTGCCGTGTGTCTTTGCTTGTTCATAGTAATTGTAAACTGCTACTTTAGCAAGGCTTTTACATTCAAACTGATACGGTATTGCGTCTCTTGCCGCTGGACTTAGCTTGACATCTTCCCCGCCGGCTCCCATTGACGTGCTTACGAGGTCTCCTTGGCGTAGCTGCGGGAACCTTTTTTGCAACTGTTCCACTACCCACTTTTGCAGGTTTCGTCCCTTTGCCTTTGCTGACTGCGGTTTCATCTTTTATTTCCTCTAGCTGTTGCGTTAATATCCATGACTTGGGAATACTAATACGATTGTTGCATTCGTGATCTGACACAGTTCCTGCGACACAGATAGCATCATCTGTTTCACTAACTAGAAAGCCAACAGTTACACATTGTGCAATGTCAACCTTTGGTTCATCCCATCCCGCATCTGCTTGTGCATCAATCCATGTAATCTTAATAATCGGACAATCCTGTAGTTTTAAACGGCTGGCGGTTGCCATACTTGCTTCTCCTCTCTAAGTATCCAAAGTAATTTACCATTTTCTTCAATACGCTCCGCTGCTTTTTCCGCCGCTTCATGTACCCACATACCATCTAACCTATCTTCAGGCTGAGATGGTCTTAATTCTAATTCATAATAACTACCATAAGCATTCAACACAGCTTGATACATATCGAGTTCGGTCGTACAATCCGCTAGAATTTTATTAGCTTTGACAGGTCCGATACCTTTTAGTCCAATAATGTTGTCAACCTTATCGCCTGTTAGGATCTGAAGATAGAAGTTACGGATAGCCTCTTCCTCTGTGACGTAATACCTTTCTTCCTTCACAAAGTTGTAGTGATGACCACGAATCATGTTGAGGTCTTTGTCAATGCTGACAATGAGTGTCTCATCTGGTTCGTTACGATAGGCTTCAATACCAATCGCATCATCCGCTTCCATGCCTTCTATTACTTCAAATCCCCAAGCTCTTTCCATATACTCACGCAGCAACTGATAATGATACGGCTTTGCAAGTATACGATTGCCTTTGTATGGAGCAGTAACGGCTATCTCATTTCTGAAGTTACCTTTACCTGTTAAATAGCCCCACACTTCGTCGATGCCGTCACTCACGCTGAGATTGTCCAAGAATTCGGATAGACGAGCTAACGCAAACTCTGCTGGGTCTCCTTCCGATGCAAAACCAAATCGGTATACTAGAATGTCGGCATCAACGAGAGCTTTCATAGTGGAATTTCGTCGTCTTCGAGTTCCTCAGAATCACTGCTGTAAACCTGTAAATCAGTGATAGTGATCTTCATTAACGATGGAGAAACGCCCTTCTTGTTCTTCCAGCTCCACTCATACGGCTTAATAATTGCTACTGCTTTAGAACCATTACCAACAACGTCGGTAATCTTCTCACCGCCTTTGTCAACTGGCTCAATAGCGTAGTTACTCTTAGCGGTAATAAACCAACCCTTCTCAGGTTTGTCTTCACGCTGGCGTGGCTCAAGTCCTGCCGACTGCAGTGCTTCAACAGCACCGCTACTGAGATTGGTAAGGTCTACTTGATACTTACCTGACATTTCATTCTTAGTGGTGAAGAACGCCCACTGTACTTCTGCTTCAATCTTAATTGGCTTTTCAATATTTGCCATGATAACTCCTTTGTTATACTGCGGTTAATAAGATACTGCTAGTGAATCTTTCCGGAGAAAGACTTCATTTCCTCGATACCATCCATTGTTTCGTCAACAAGACCATCAACCGCAGCTACTAAACATTGGAGAGTTGTGTCTAAATCAACAGACGTACCGATAGAAAAGGTGCGATCAGTATACAACACAATCAGTACCTGACCTTCAATTTCTTTATCTTCACGATCTAGTGGGTTTGTTTCCATGTATCACCTATTTTATATTCGCCGGTTAAAGGGCAGTTCATCTTAAACTCTACACCAGCTTTGGTAATTGCTGTAACCCCACTTTTACCAACTTGTTCAGCGTACTTCTCAGGAACTTCAATCTGCCATTCATCGTGAACATTAGCTACTAATTTAAATGGTATTTTACGATTTGTCAAGTCTTTATGTAATAATACCAATGCTTGCTTCATGGCTATCGCACCAGCGCCTTGCAGTAGCGTGTTGAGCGCCGAATGCTCCGAGCGAACGAGTAGCTTGCGTCCGTCAAGACCGAGTAGGACTCCCCTCGCAGTAAACGCTTCAGATACACGCTCTCTGAGCCTTTGTAATTTCGGTGTGTTCCGTAGAAAATTAGTAATGAGCTTTTGTCCTTCTTTCGACGTGCCTCCAACAACCGACCCGATCTTAGCAGGTCCTGCGCCATAGAGGAAGGCATAGATAAACGTCTTAGCTTGATTCCTCGTTTCCAATCCTGCCGCATTTTGATTGGCTGTGTGTATGTCGCCGGAAACAACTTCATTCGTATATTCATCATCATTCATGTAGTGCGCCAGCATCCGCAACTCTAAACCGCTTGCATCGATACCGACTAACTTACATCCTTTCTCAACTATCCAAAGATCACGACATTCTAATCCGTATATTGCACTAGAGTTTGGCACCTGAGCCATGTTAGGACTATGATGTGTCATACGACCTGTCACAGCCCCGTTGGTGATGACTTTGCCATGCACACGACCATCAGCCTGTATTGCCTCAATCCAGCTATCTATCTGCGCTATACGCTTTTGTAGCATCAAGTATTCTGCTATGGCTTTCGCTTCTGGGAAGTCGAGACCTTCGAGCGTGGTTTCGTCGACGATGACGCTGCCTTTTTCTGTGAACTTGGACGGCTTCCAACCCTTCTCGATGAGCCTTTCGGCGATTTGCTTGCGACTTCCGGGATTGAAGTCTTCCACGATGTCGGAAAGGGGTCTACCGGTGGTTTTGTGGGTGCGACAAGTAGTGATCTTGGGAGGAAAAATGCTTTGCATTTCAACAGTGATAGCTTCCAGCCTAGTCTTAAATTCAGCCAATAACTGCATAGCAGCTTGTTCATTGAACTTGAAACCGTTTCTTTCTTGTTGGGCGATGATTGCTTGTACTTCATGTTCTAGCTCCTGTGATTTAATTGAAAAGTCTTGCCTCTTTAATTCATACTTCAAATAACTATAAACCTTATGTAACACTTCTACGTCCTGCACACAATACTCAATCATTTCATCTAGCGTGTGCGTCTCTAGATTAAAATCATTAAACTCAATCTTCTGTACTCCGAACAACTTCCCTAGGTTGTTTAGGCTGTGTCCTCCCTCCAGACTTGGGTTTAGTAAGCGACTTAGAACTAACGTATCTTCGACTCTCTTCAATGTAATCTGACATTTCCATAACTTTTTCAACAAGTGAAAGTCGAATGCTATCCCATTGTGAGCCACTATCAAACTCGCTGCCTTTATGTACTCCGATAAGTCGTTTGCTTCTTTCCATACTTTTACCTCGTTTGTATCTAAATCTTTTGTAACAACGCACCAAATCTTACTGTGATCTAATGTGGTTTCGATGTCAAGTAATAATCTCATAGAATTATCTTACTCTATGGGATAGTGTTTTGTCAACAAATATTAAATTAGAACCACAACGAATAATCGGATGATAGCCAACACCGGTCATTAACGATCGAATATCTTCTTCACTATAGGGCTGTAACTCCACACAGATTACCTTAAACGGGTGTAGGCAATAATTGATGCTCTGCAGCACTTCGTAATCCATTCCTTCAATATCGATTGTCAGAAAGTCGGGTGTCAATCTATGCTTTAGGATTTGGTCAATTGTGAAGATTGGTAGTTCTTTGATGTCGGTAATAGAGAACTGCGGATAATCCATCACAAATCCCTCAGCAACCTCTTTAAGGAAGCTATTTCGTCCAGATTCGCTATCAATCATGTAAAATTCACGGAATTCTGATTGAATACCCACACCAACATTAAGGTTAATATCCTGTGGTCGTTGCTCTAAGAATGCTTGATATAAAGTAGGATTTGGCTCAACATTAATACCCCGACTGCCGCTGTCATAGAACAGCTTAGTATTACTAATCCGTTCCGGATGGTGCGCTCCCACATCCAAGTATGAAGGAGTAGCAATACCGAGACTGTGAAAGATAGCCCGAATAATAATATCATCTCCATGTTGAGCATAAGTCGTATCTCCAAATAGTTGATCAGGATGTGCCATTAATGTTTACCCTGCGTTGCTGTTATCAATTGATGCCTCAGTGCTTCCACTTCCGCCATCGCTATTGTCAGTTCCATGTTCGCTATCACTAACTGATCCTGAAGTTCTTTTATTTCCTTTTGCATTTCTTCGATTACGCAATGCATCCGGTCTTCTGTCGTCCATGTTGTCATTTGCTTTCTCCATTTCCAAAGGTTGTTCCAATTGAACAGGTTTAACGGCGGACACTTCCACACCATTCTCTAACTCCTCAATATACTCTTCTAATAACTGAATGTACTTATTTTGCTTCTCTAGTTCGTCAATACATCCTCTTGCTAAATCAAATACTCTTTTGCTTACATCATCCATGTAATAAATCCAGACGCATAAAAGAAAACTGCTACTGCTTCAACAATCAATAATGGATTGTCCCGTTGCTTCCATCCCGCCCAAGCCCACATCGCACTACCAACCGCACTAAGAACAATGTTCATCGGATAGATATTGTAGCTGGTTAATGCGATACCGACTAAGCAAAGACAAGTAGCAACCCATTTAAAGAGTAACATCGTTACGCCATTTATCAATCGTTAAATCTAATGCAGTGCCGTCGAGCCATTCCCATGTTGCCATCTTGTTATCGCATATCACCACAATCGGTGCATACGCCCCCGGAGGAACATCCCATGCTGCGTTGCGTAGCCACAGATAGCGTTCAGCATGATTAAAGATTTCTTTATTGTCCTGAATCCTGCTAAAGACATCTTTATTAAGTTCACGCAATCGCTCAATCTCGTTGCATAAATCAGTGATGATTTTACGGGTAACATTATAGTCGTCATGCTTTGCGTACTTCAATGCTTTTTCTAGTAAATCATCTTTCATATAGTTTCCTGTATCTCTAACATTCTGCCTGTTGATGGATTGTATAACAAATCGCCAGCACCGCCAGTGTAACCACTAAAGCGATTCTTTAAAACCCTAACATGAGTAGTGTTTCTTTCAATCATGTCAGTAGCCTGTCCGTTACGCTCTAGTCCGATCACAATGTCAGATAACTGTGCTATCGAGCCTGAGCCTCTTAATTGCGCTAATGAAGTAGCCGCCCCCTCTTCGTGTCCACGATCACTCGGACGCTTTAGGTGCGACACGCATAACAGACTAATCCCTGTTTCTTGCACCAACATCCGCAAGCGTGTCATGATAGCGTCAAGAGCTTTTCGTTCATCGCCCACGTCACCGCCGCTAACAATGATACTAATGTGATCCAAGACCACGTAGCCACAGTTAAGTCCTTTTGCCATGTAACGGACACGATTAACAATGTTGTCAAGACTACTGCTTCCAAAATGATCAAACAGATAAAGGCGGTTAGTGCCAAGTGTTCTATCAAAGGCATCTTTTAACTCCTCCGGTGATACATCAACATCAGGTAAATGAATCGGTTTGTTCGCCGCTAGGGACATCAGCGATCTAGCCGTCTTACGCACACCCTCCTCCAAGAACATCATGCCGATATTGTCTTCGGTCTTAGATAGGATGTGCCATACGATCTCACGCAAGAACTGTGATTTACCTAAGCCTGATCCAGCCGTAATCATCACTAACTCGCCCTTACGAATGCCATAGGTTAGTTTGTTGATACC